GAATCCCTCGCAGATGGTTTCCCATGCAACGAGTTCCTGCTTATTGAAGGCGTTAGCCATGATAGTTCTCCGAGGGGCCGGTATTTATCCGGCAAAGGAGTTGAAGTTAGGGTTTTGCGTTCTGTTTTTGGCGCTTGTAGGCCATGAGTTTGGTTGAATCGTTGGTCCGCAGTGCTTCTTCGCGCAACCTCTCCAACGTGGAATCCACGCTTCCAGACGTGCGGCCCGTGCCACTGATGGCGCGTTCGGGTTCGGGTACGGATTTCTTGGGGGTGACTTTCACCTTGGCCTCCAGTTCTGCAAGGGCATAAATGAACTTCGGGTAGTCGGTGATACCGGCTAACGCTTTCAGTTCCTTGGGGTCTTTCCCGAGCGCGTAGGTGATCTGCGCTGAGTTCTTGGCGACGTGGAGAATCAAGCCGCGCTGGGTCTCACTGAGAGTCCCTACGACTTCCGCTTCCGCATCGTCAAAGTCTTTGACCTTGATACCCGCCTTGAGTTTGTTGTGGTTGGCCACGGTCGCCTGCCAAGCCTCGCTTTCAGCCTTGACGGCATCTCTTCGCCTCTGCTCTTCCTCGTCGGCTCGGCGTTTCTTCTCGAACCAATCCGTGAGCGCAGATTCGAACTTCTCCGCGTCGTAGTCGAAGTCCTCGATGGTTGGCTTCTTCCCAACGACTACCGGCTTGATCTCGGCAGGTTGGGTGTTGAGCTTCGCTTCGAGTTCCTTGATCCGTCGCGTCTTCTCCCGATCTGCTTTGCGAAGATCGCGGACCCATTGCGGGGCTTTGCGCTCTTCTTCGGCCTGGGGATCGGGCTCCCCAATGGAAACCACCACCTCATTCCCGTCTTCCTCGGGGTCGGGCGCATCATCCTGGGTTGCGGCGGCATTGTCCTCGCCTGCTACTTCGGGCGTTTCCTGCTCGATTCCCTCCGGGAGAGGGTCTTCGATGTTGGTTTCGATCTCGTGCTCTTCTGTGTCCACTGTTTCTCCTCTCGCCCGTGCGGGGGCGGAACCGTTAGAACTTGTGCCAGAACTGATTCATCGCTTCGTGGCGATCTTGTGCGGGCATGTTTGCCCATTGATTGACAGGAATACGAGGCTGGTAGCCCACGGAATCAGGCGTTTCATCGATTCCGGGCTGCGCCTCGCCAGGTGCGTTCATAGGGGCTTGGCCGGAATCACCAAGACCCGACCAGCCACCACCGTTGACCGCAGGCGTGCCCGCATCACCCACCGCGAACCGGCCTAAACCGGCAAGGGTGCGACCCATGGGACCAAATGGGACAGCCTTGAACCCCTGAACGAAGTTGGCGAGGGTATGGGTGCGAGGGCCTTCGTTGATGCCATAGGCTGTTCCGGCATTGACGGCGTTGGGATCAACTGATCCCTGAGCACCAAAGCGAGCCGCACGGGCCGCGTTAGGGTCCAACTGGTTCACTTGGTTGGCAGTGATGCCCTGCTCGCCAGGATCGATGAAATTCTGAGATGCGGTATCGTCCCAACCACCGTTCCCGCCTCGGGTCTCGTGATCGTAGCCACCGCTCGCGTTTCCGGCGTGCGCATCGCCACGCAAGCCACCCGCATCGAAATGCATTGCGCCGGTCTCAGGATCGATCCGCCCGGATCCTCCCATGCGCTTGAGCGTCATGGCTTCCGGTGCGTTGATATGGGCAAGGATCGTGTCTTGGCCACCAATGGAATTCCGAGCACCAAGTTGCTGAATCGCAGCGGCGGCATCCTTGAGGGCCACTTCGCGGCTCGCAGCGTCCACCTTGGCCATTGTCTCAGCGGTCTGGGCCCGCTTAAGTTCCGCAGCGGCTAGGGTGTCCACGGTCTTCACGCGGGCCTGGGTTGCATTGGCGCTCGCTTCTTCCGCAGCAGCCTTTAGGTAAAGCGCATTCGGGTCTTCAGGCTGGCCAACCTTGGCCGCTTCCATGGCCTTGGCCTCTTCGTCGGTGGGCTTCAGAACACCCATCTTCACAAGCTTCATGCGGAAGTAATCCCGCACGTCGCTGATGCCCTCGCCCTCCATGTTCAGCATGATCATGGACTGGAGAACCTGCTGAGTCTCAGGGTCCGTGGTCGATGTAAGCATGTTGGTGAGCTTGCGAACCGTGGCGTCCCGCTTGGAACTGGACGAAGGACCGACTTCCACCGCAGCGTCGAGAGCCGCCTTGCTCAGATCGTTCTCGAGCATGTTTGCGGACGTTTCCTCATCCTGAATCGGGCGCATGAGTTCTACCGTTCCGAGTTCCCCATGCGTGCCCACGGTCTTCATCTTCCGGCCCGCATCCGTGTAGAGTTCCTGGGCCTGAGAAAACCAGATTTCGCCACCGCGCTTAACCGCCTTGGCGTGGTTGCTCATGTAGATGAACGACTGCATGTCGAGTCGCTGATGGATCATCTCCACCGTCTTCTCGGCAATGTTCGAGACCATCTTTTCGGCGTTCGCAGGGTTCCCTAGGATGTCCTGCATGTCCTGCTCGGTGATCTGGAGCAACGCAGCCATGGCCGGTGGGATCTGCGGGGGCTTGGTGTAGGCGATGGGACCAGACGGCATTTTCTGGCCGTTGGCATCCTCGATGGCATTCACGAGCAAGTACGGATAGTTCTTGATGGGGTCATCGGCCCACATCTGCGAATGGCTCAAGACCTGTTCAGGGGTGAAGATGGGCTTTTCGGTGTTCGAATAGGCCGAGAGTTCGCCCAACTTCGAAAGCTGCATGTTCTTGAGCCGCTGGGCATCCTTCGCCAGCCGAACATGACCCATGCAACGCTCAACACCATCCACGACCAGGCGCTTGCCGTAGGTCTGGACGATGGGGATATTCTTCCCGGCGATGTAGCCGCAATCCTCAAGAACCTTTCCACCGGACAACAGATACTTGTGGATCTTCTTGACCTTGATCCGCTTGCGCCGGACTTCCTTCCGACCTGTGGCGCTCAGGCGTGCAACCAGATCCTCATCGGCGTCCAGTTCGGACTGCTTGTATCGTTCCTCTCCACCAGTGGGAGACTGGAAGACGACGATCTGGTCCTTCTTCTCTTCGACGAGGTAGTATTCAGCGACGAAGACCAGGTCAGGCGTAGACCAATCAAATTCCGTGGACGTGACTTCCTTGGGCCAAGAGGTAGGGTCATCGCCCCATTCCTCTTTGTAGTCCTCTGGCGTGTAGCTCGTGAGCACAAAACAATGCTTGGCGTCGGCCTTGTCCTGACGTTTCGAGCCCAGGTCGAAGAACACACAGGAATCGGCGTCATAGATTGGCTCAATGCGGATGCGCTGGTATTCGTTCTCGGGGTCTTCCTCGTCTTCGTAGCAGGCCGATACCGCCATGCACCGATACCACCCGAAACAGCCTCCTTGAAGGCGTTGTCCGTGGCTTCGTCCGAGCTGCTGTCCTGCTCGTCGGCCCGATAGAGCCCATCACAGACATCCGCCGTCTTGTCGTTCTCAGCCCCATCCCGAGGCACAAAATCAACCGTGATGCGGTTGTTCAGGTATTCATTCTCGATGCGAAGAACCGACAGGTGCGTCTTGTTGACTTCGAACTTGGGCCGGTTCTCGAACTGTTCACCAAGTGCGCCTTCCCACTGCGCCCCAGCCAGGAAACAGAACCGCCGATCCTCTAGATTCTGTTTGCGCTCATCCCTCACCGCCGATTGAATACGGTCGAACTGATCCAGCGCGGTTGCGTGGATCTTGGCGAGGCGTTCGTCATTGGTTGGGCGCGACATTATGCGGTCGCCTTGGGTTCGCCGTAGATGTCGCGGCGGTAAGTCTTTTTGGGCTTGAGCGGAACCGGTTTGGCCTTCGGCTTAGGCTTGGTCTGGGGTTTACGCTTGGCGGGCATTAGTTATTCCCCCTCGTCTCAAGCGCGGCGATCCGGGCTTTCATTTCTTGACGCTCTTCATAGTCGTATTTGGCTTGAGTCACGAGCACGGCGATGTCTTTCTGGATGCAGGCAACATCCTTTTGAACAGAGGCTAGGGACACCGCGAAATATCCAAAGAACGCCACCAGGAGCGAGCCGAGAGCCAGGACTAGGGCATCCTTGGTGCGGTTCCAGGTGAGGTCGCTCACTTGCTGTCCCTCTCACGCCGAATCAATCCGACAGCGGCAACGCCCTGGGTCTTTTCGTAGGTCCGATATCCACCAAGACCGAGCATTCCGATGAGGATAGGCATCATTTCGGTGAGACTTGCGGGGTGCAAATCGAGCGACTGGCCGACCAGTTTGAGTGCGGCCACAGTGATAGGCAGTCCCATCCAGTTCCACGCGCACGCGCAACCACACACCCAACCAATAAAAGGCCGCCAACCGGACACAAACATGCTCGGGTTAGCGGCTTCGATCTTGTTGGTTTCCATCTGGCCCTGAATCAGTGCGAGGGCGTTGGCCATCTGCGCCTTTTCGATTTCCGTCTTGTCGGGCCAGATCGCCCCGACGACCTTTGACGCGGCATTTGCGAGCGCACCGACTCCAGCGATATCAATGCCCATCATCGCTCCTTGACCGGGTAATATGGCCA